AATGAATTAAAACTATTTGGCTTTTGAATTGGGTCTTCGCTTGGTGTATTTGAAAGTGCTTCGATTAATTCAGCTACTTGTGCAAACCCTTGCTTAACTTTATTTTCTAATTCCAAAACTTTTACATCAGATGCGTTTTTAGCTTCAACTAATTCGGCAATTTTTGCTTCAAATTGTTCTGCCATTTCAGCCATCTTTTTGTCTTCTTCTTTTTTAGCTTCAACCTCTGTATCTACTTCGGGTGTTGCTACTACTTCTTTACTTTCGATTTCAACGATAATTCCGTTTTCATCTAAGGTAATTTCTGTGCCGTCCATTAATTCGTGATCTCCTGCAGGTGCAGGCTGACCTTCGATAGTAACAGAACCGCCAATTTCCAAAGCTGAAATTTCAACCTTAGTTCCGTCCATTAAAGAATATTCAGCCATTTCAACTTTAGTTTCATCAACCTTAGTTTCTTCAGCTTGCACTTCCTCAACAGGCGCGGCGTTGTCTTCAAACAAAGCCTTAATTTTTAAAATTGCTTCCTGTGCGTTCATACTTTTTTTATTATATAGTTAAAAAATGAAATGTTTATCACTTAACTTGTGACAATATTTTTTTAATAGCATCTACCATTGATGCAACCTTATTAACCTCTTTAGGTTTGTAGTTAAATAAACCCTCTACGCTGAAGCCCATAATATCACCATTCTTTACCTTAGCCCACGCGTCTTCATTATCTACGATCATTGAACCAAACCAACTTCCAACAGGTGCATCTTCAAATCCTTTCATTGGCATAATACCACGCGAAGGATCAGAAATAAAACTCTCGAATAATGTAACGCCTTCAAATTGTGCGTTTGAATTATGCATTAAATTGACGTTGCTTTGGAATCCTTTTTTGAAAAACTTTTGTACAATTTTAAGAATAGTATCAGCACTAAAAGCCACATAGTAGTCGCCATAAGTAGCGTCAGACCTAAAAATAGGCGTATCAGCCAACATAATAGCGCCCGAAATAATACGACGATCTTCATTTGTAACTTCAAATTTTTGACTTTTATTAAATGCGTTCCAATTCTTTTGAATTGCAGGTCGATCTACCAATGCAATAAAGTCGACTTGTGAATCGTCTTCAATATTCTCGGTAATATCTAACATATATATTGGTAATTCTGTATTCATATCCTTAAATAGTTTTTATTTATATATTTATCATTTATTCAAATCTTGCTCTATTCTGTATTTCACTTTCTCTTTGTTGCGCGTTCTCAATATCACTTTGAACTACATAAGCGCGAACAGATCCACCACCGCCACCATTACCACCACCTGTTGATCCACCACCACCGCCACCGGTATTTGGTGCTCCACCGCCACCTGTTGATGGCAAAGCGCCACCGCCACCGCCTGTTGATGGAACAGATGTGCCTGCGCCACTATCACCTATTGTTCCTTCTTCGCTTAATCCTGCTGAAGATCCTGCTGAATTAATTGCCTTAACTCCATCAATAGCAGACTTTACAACTGCTGCTGCTTGTAAAGCACCATTTGCAATAATTAAAGCCGACCACGGCAAACCTAATGTTAAAGGCGAAGCTGCAACTGCTTTTGTTGTAGCTGCTGCCGTATTTACAACAACTTGTCCTAATGCTGCTGCCTTTTCAATTAATAATCCTGCAATTGCAACCTTTTTATTTTTACCTGCTAATACTTGTATATTTTTACCAAAATCTTCAACCAATTTAAGCCTTTCAAGTAATAATGCTCTTTTTGCAGCCGCTTCAGCTTTTTCAATAGCAATGTTATTTTCAGAGTGTTCTTTATTTATTTTTTCAATTTCTTTTGCATTTCCTTTTGCCGCATCTAATTTTAATTTATAAGACGCTTCTTCAATAGCCTTAGCATTAACCCAATATGCTTTTGAATCTGTGCTTAAAGATTTTTGTTGAATTTGTAATAATTCTAATTCTTCTTGTAATCCCTTTTTTACAATTTCATTTTTACTTTTTTGACCTGCAAGTTCAGACGCATCAATTAAATCCTTTTTAATTTTAGCCTGTTCTGTTTGTGATAATTTTATAAACTCTTTATCTTCATCTAATTCTTTTAGATCCCTTTCAAGTTTAGCTAATCTTTCTGCTTCTGCTCTTTCATTATCATCTTTAATTGCAGCAATCCTAATGTCTTTAATTTTCTCATTAAATTCATCAAGATTTTTTTCTTCTTCTTCTTGCTTTTTATCCCTATCTTCTTTTGCCTTTTTTTCTAATTCAATTTTTTCAGCTTGATATGTTTCATTATTAAGTTTAATTAATTCATCTTTAACTTTTTGGCTTACTTTTAATTGTTCAATTTCTGCATCCTTAGCATTCTTATCAATTTCTAATTGCTTTAATGCTTTATCATTTTCATCTGCAAGTATTGCTTTACTTTTTTCATTTTGTAAATCAATAAGCATTTTATTTGCAGTCTTAGTATCTTCTTCAGATTGTTTATTAGCATCATCACGATCCTTTTTAGCTTTCTCGTTTGCTTTTTTAGTTTCTTCTGCACTTTTCTTATTATAATCAGCAGTTAAAACTTCTTTTTGATTATTTAGATCTTTCCATTTTGTAGCATCTTCACCATATAGCTTACCACTTGCATCAACTTTTGTTTTTAATACGGCTAAATCATTATTAATTAACTCGGTTCTTTTTTTATAAACTTGTTCTTCTTGTCCGCCCTGTGCAGTAAGTAATTTAATATCCCTTTCAATCTGCTCATTCCTTAATTTAGATGAAGCAGTTAAATTTTCTATATTTCTTTTAGCTTGACTTGTAATACCAACAAAGTCTGTAAATTGTTCTACTAATGAACCAACGCTTTTAGCAAATGCACCTAATGGACTTTTTTTAATCCAATCAGAAATAGCGTCGAAATTAGAAATTACAGATCCTAATAAAACCACTAATGCACCGATTCCTGTTGCTACTATTGCACCTTTTAAAACTTTAAACCCAACGCTTGTTTCTGCAACCGCAATACCAAACGCCTTTTGAATAACCGCAGCAGTTTTAGTAGCTGCATTATTTAAATTCATATACGTTGTGCTTGCTCGTATCTGTGTACCTAAGTTTGTAAAGCTATCAATTGAATCACCTAAAGCGTTCAATCCCTGTGATAAAGCCATTGCAGCGTTTACCTTTAATAAAGCCGCTTCAACATTTTTATTCTCTTTGCCAAATAAAGCCATTGCACCCTGCAAGGCACTAAATCCACCCGCTACTCCTGACAATGCACCCGCAACTGCTTTAAACTTTGCATCCGGATTAAAGGCATCTGTTAAAGCCTTAGCATCACCTATACGATCTTTTAAATCAGCCGCACGTTTAGCAGCATTGATTGCTTCCTTTGATGTAGCACCAAATTTATCAGCCATAATAGCAACGTTTGCGGTTGCTTCTTTTAGCTGCGTTCTTAAACTCTTTACCGAATCATCTGTTGCCTCAAATGCTTTGTCTAATTTTTGAACTTCTGCGGTTGCCTGCGCGGCGTCGGTGGTTACCTTTATACCAATTATTTCGTCTGCCATTAATTCGTGTTTATTACTTTTAATAAATTAACCTGTGTAGTTTTATACTCCATAGGATTATATCCGTCTACCTTATTAAGCCTAAATAAAATTCCATTGATCCATACATATTTACTAAAATCTAAATTGTAAATATCTAACTCATTTAAATAAACTTTACAACTTAATAACTTACTTTCCATATCTGTAATTTCTAAAAGATATGGCTTATGATATGTATTAAATAGATTATTAGTTGGGTATGTAGTTGCAGGGAATTGTAACTCTTTTGGAACTCCAAAATTTAAGTCAATTGTAGGATTTGAAGGATCGTTTAAGTGTCCCGCATACCCGTATGAAGTTAAAGTTGCTAAAATAGAACCACCACCACCGCCTGAATCACTTCTTATATGCCAACTTGAAATACCTGTTATTTTTTTAGCTATCAAAATACGAATAACGCTATCCATTGGATCTTCTTGTGTATTATTATTTGATAGTTTATAAATTTCACTATGATATTTATCTTGACCTGTATGCAATCTTAATACAGAAGGCGCAAATATAATCTGTGTCGAAGCCGTTTCTTTTACAAAAT